TGGAATAGCCTTTGGTCACCTTCAACAATTCGACTCATTACTACTAACTGTTGAGTTTGTGTAGATAGTCCACCAAAGGCTTCTGGTGCGCCCTGCCATGCAGGAGTAACGCCCCAAATAGCTGCAATACGTTCCCGAATCTCTGCTCTAACAGGGAGATAGTCCATCTCTTGTAACGTATGATACAGACGTACCATATCAACCCTACCCCTATTATTCCTAGCTGATACAGCTACCATAGGAACATAGTTAGGGTCAAGCCTAGTTTGGGCTGCTATATGTTGTCGTTCCCTACGTAAAGATTCAGGGTCATCTGTAAAGACCATCATCATACTGGCTGGCATTTTACGTTCATAAAAATACCTATACAGGTTCTTATCCATGCCAATTAAAGTAAGAGCTTTTTCAAAGATTGTTAAAATAGGACTCCACCCATATGTTTCAGAGGGGGAGAATTTAGAAATATGAATTACCTCTCCATCAAACATAAAGAGATGCTGATTCCTATGATAATATTTATACATCACAGGCTGACACTCTATCTTGCATTTAGGTTCGTCGCAGCGTGTTGGAGATTCATGAATCTTCTCCCTATGAATAGGACACATAAAGTGAGCATTTTTAGGAAGCCCCGCAGCATCTAAATCAAATTCAATCAAAGCGGGATTAAGTCTACGAATTTCCTTTACCCTAGACCGTACATTTTTGCCATCTACTGTTTTATATTCTTTTACCACATACAAGAAAGCATCATCTATACAATTTATATCAAAATGGAACTGTTTTAATACTTCCTCTAATGATTGGTCAAAGACATTACAATCATCCAAAAACTTATTGAATTCGTCTTTTTGAGATGCATCAGGATTTTCTACTAAAGGCACCCATTCCAGTCCCCTACGAAAAACTTCTGCGGTAATGTGATGTAGTGGTGCCCTAATTTCTTCTACGGACATAGCTAACATTTGTAAGTCCATCACCAATTGCTGGCGATAGGCCATTTGATGACGTACCCAAGTATTTACTACATGGTCAAGTCCAATAGTAGGGGCCTGACCAGTTTCACCCCTAGCTTTCATCAACTCCAAAAAGTTAATTTGCTCATTCATATTAATCATAGTTTGAGCAAGTTTGGGTACTTCAGGTAGATATTCAGATAGTTTCATATATTATTCCTTAGTAAGACTTTCCATATCTGCAATAGATACAATCTTAAGAATGTTGGTCATAGCCATTTCTTTTAGCATATATCCTTCTGTCTTTTTAGGTACTTTCACATCACCTTTTTTATTTTGTATATCTAATGATGTTTTAAGGTCAGCTATTTCTACATCTTTTTCCGTCAATAGGTCATCAAAATCTTCACCGTTACCACCGTTACCACCATTACCACCTAAAGTAGAGTGCTGTAACACTCCTAACTTAGCAGCTTCTTTAACTAATGCTATAAAAGCTCCTTCAGTCAATATAGTTAAAGCAGAACTATCATCTGGTATATCATCTTCTGGCCCTAAATTCATTAGTTCTTCATGCCAACTATCTAAAATACGCCATGTATTAGTTACTTCATCTCTATTGGCTACGTATTGTACATCCCTATCTTTTAAAAACATTCCAACCATAACTAACCTCCACTATGCTTATTATACTTTAATGCCCCAAAGTATAATAGTCCCTAGGCTTATTATACTTTAATATGCTAATTTTTTTACGAAATCTTACAGGCACTCCATCCACACGTTTTACAAGTCTCACACCCACTCTCTTGAATAATCATGGGACTAGTGCAGCCACACTCAGATTTTAAATCAAATAACGACAATTGTTGATTAGTTCTATGCCCATTTACTAGGACTTCTTTGATACGACTTCCATTTCTATACACTGTAATACCTTTACATCCAGTAGACCAGGCTAATAAATACGCCGAAAAAACATCCTCTACAGTAGCCTCTGTGCTAAAATTAATGGTCTTAGAAATACCCGAATCTACAAATAACTGAAATGCAGATTGCATTAAAACATGAGCCTCAGGACTAATTTCAGGTGCTGTTATATAAACTTCTTTTACCCAATTGGGTACTTCAGGTCTATCTTTAAGCAACCCACCCTCCGATAAATAAGACATAAGGTCTTCAGAATAAAACCCATAATCATGGGCATCCTTTTGAAATTGGTCATTAATGTAAAACAATGTTTGCCCATCTAAAATATTTTGCTTTCGCCATGCCAACGCAAAAAGTGGTTCAATACCACTAGCACAGTTAGCAATCATAGAAATAGTTCCTGTAGGAGCTACAGTTAATCTACAAGCGTTCCTATAATTTTCCTGATATTTATAGTGGCTCTGTTCCCAAGCAGGGAAAGTACCTCTAATGGCTCCTAAGTTCAAGGATTGGGTTGCTGCCGTGGTTTGAATGGTTTGCATTATCTCTGTCCCAACATGTCTAGCCATATCTGAATCATAAGGAATACGTAATTTCACCAATAAATCCGCAAAACCCATAACCCCTAACCCAATCTTACGAGTAGCTTTAGTCATTTTAGCAATTTCAGGAATACTATAATCATTAGCATCAATAACATTATCTAAAAAGCGTACAGCTAAATTAACTACTTGAACAAGCCTTGACCAATTAATATATTCTTTCCAATCTTCTGGAATAGAACCAGTAGTTAGAGTATTTGGAAAGAATATATCGTTAATAACAAACTTAGCTAAATTAATAGACCCTAAATTACAGCTTTCATACCCTAACAATGGTTGTTCGCCACATGGATTAGTTGCAATCATGGGGCCGTATTCACTTAACATCTTATTGTCTTCATTAATTCTATCCAGAAAAACCATTCCTGGTTCCCCATTTGCCCAAGCCCCTTGAACAATAGCATTGAACAAATCTCTTGCAGACTCCCAACGTACAATTTCCTCAGTGTGTGGGTCTATTAATGGGTGAATTCCCCCATCAAGTACTTTCTGCATAAAGTCAGTATCAACAGCAACAGAAATATTAAAATTATGGATGTCTCCTTCCGTATTTTTACAATTGATAAATTCTAAAATATCAGGGTGGTACACAGACATAACAGCCATATTTGCCCCATCTCTTTTTCCACCTTGAGTAATCATACTAGAAATACGAGATAGTGTTTTCAATACTTCAATCGGCCCACAAGCTTGCCCATGTGTTGTTTCAATCCTAGAACCCCTAGGACGAATCTTAGACAAAGCAAATCCAGTGCCACCCCCAAACTTTTGTACCATCGCAGCATCAGTAGCAGATTTCATAATGCCCTCCATACTGTCTTCCAATGGCAAAACAAAACAGGCACTTAGAGTTCCTTCCGCAGTTCCTGCATTCATTAATGTAGGAGAATTCGGTAGAAATTCTAATGTAGACATCATCTCAAAAAACTTATCTTCTAACAGATTAATTTCATCTGGTAAAGTATCATATATAGTCTCTACTGTAGCCAATGTATGGGCTACTCGCCTAAACAAGCCAGCAGCATTTTCCAAAATATCCCCATCTTTGTTCTTTAAATAATATCTATGTGCCAGAATAATTTCAGCTTGATTAGAAATCTGTACGTCTATCAATGTTTCTCCTACCCCCTATACCCACAATATATGCAAAGATGGTTTTCTGGCACCCAAAATTCAGGCGTACAGGCTGACTCTTTACAATCAGCATTTGGACAATCAGCCATAGTTAAACCAGGATTTATTGACCTATTAAACTCAAATTTAATTTCTCCTGGGAACCACATTTCTTGAGTCTCTGCTCCCATCGCATTCACATCAGCTAAAGCTTCTGCCCCTGTTCTAGACATTGTATCAGGTTCTACTAACTCAAACAAGTTCCCTACGTCAGTTACTCCATGAATCTCGCTTTCATGCAAAGCCATCAACGCCATGGAAATTGAAAAGAAAGCATCCCCATGTCCTTGAGGTGTTTCAGGAGCTTTAGCTGATGTGAATGCGATGGGAGGAGAGACTCAAGAAATGTGGTTTCCAGGGGAAATTAAATTTGAGTTTAATAGGTCAATAAATCCTG